TGTTCTAGCAGTAGCACCAGACTCTGTTACAAAATTTGATCCATCACCAACAATAAAATTACTGTCAGTTGGTGTTAGTCCGGCAATATCAGTTAATTGGGCATCACTAGCTTGTTTTGCATCTAACTGAGTTTGAATTGCAGATGATACACCATCTAAATAACCAAGTTCAGTTGTTGTAACATCGCTAACTTCTACTTTACCTGAGCCATTTGATTGTAATGCTCTTGAGGCAGTTAAATCAGATGATGCTATTGTTGTTGCACCCCCAGTTAATGTTGCTTGTTTCGAATCTATTTGTGTTTGTACTGCACTTGTTACACCATCTAAGTAACCTAATTCTGTTGAGGTTACATCTGATACTGCAATCTTTTGTGAGCCATTAGATATTACTGCTCTGTCAGCAGTTAAACTTTCGGTATCAATTGTAGAAGCTGATCCTGTAATAGTTGCTTGTTTAGCATCTAATTGAGTTTGGATAGCACTTGATACTCCATTTAAGTATTGAAATTCTGTGTCTGAGATTGTTCCATCTGCAATTTTAGTTGCAGCAATCCCTGTAGGTATAGAGTTATTAGTTTTGGATAAAGCACCAATATAAACTGTAGTAATAGCTTCATTGGATAATGAGCCACTATCCCATGTTACATTTACAGTAGTGTTTGTAGAAAAAGATGAACTTGAAATTGTTCCATAAATAGTGCCAGGTGTTGATGCTGTTAATTTAATTCGTCTACCAGCATGATATACAGAGGTTACATTAACACCAGCTATTGTGAAAGATGTGCCTGAAGCATAAGCATAAGTTACACTAGCATCGCCATCACCATACTCAACCCATTGACTATCATTAAACCAATCTCTAGTATTTTTCATTAATGCTCTAATAGCATTGTTCAAATTACTAGGTAGCATCCCCTCATCTACATCAATAGAATTAAGTGATGTGTTACTGGCTTGGGTTGTTGAATAATCTTTAATGTTTGTTGTCATGTTGCTCCTAATTCATAAACCAACTAAAAGCTTTATCGCTTTCAGCATTATTCTTGTTAATTAATGTATTTACAGCTTCCTCTACTTGTCTTTGAAAAAACTCTTGTGTTTCAATTGAGTATCTTATGTTATCAATATCTATTTTATCTGACATTATCTACTTCCACCCTGACTTGCTGTTAAATCAATACCTTGTGCATTAGTCCAAAGACTTTCTGCCGGTATTTTTACATTAGCTCTAAAGTATCTGCCACTTTGTCTTACTGGTGCAATACCTGATGTGTTAATTGTACTTGATGATGAACTTGTAACTGTGTCTGCAAGTTTATCTCTAGTTTTAACAACTACATTTGAAGTTGCGTCTACTAAAGGTCTTACACCAGTTACATTAGCTCTTAAACCTGGAAACAATTCTGTTTCTTTAGTTTCAAGTTCGGCTTCTAAATTTTTTCCAGAAAAAATAGCTGCTTTAAAATTTTCATCTATAGCACCTAAATATAAATGGCCACTTGTCCAATAAGCTGTGTCTAGTGAAATATTAATATCTTCTAAGTTCTCACTAATAATATCCATTAACTCAACTGTGTTTGCTACTACAAATTGTTTAAAAATTTGTGAAGCTTTAACATTAGCTGTACTCCATTTTTGCGTTACATAATTATAAATTAATAATTTATCGCATATCCCTGTAGTGTTTGGATTATCTTTACTAGGGTATAACCAAATCGCTAAAGTATTAAATGGATCAACTGCTGCTGTAATTCTATCTGTGTAAGCTTTGTTTAAATCACCATCAAAAAATCTATTTACTTTTTCTGCACCAATCGGCAATACTTGATCGCCATTAATTTGAAAAAATCCATCAGAAGCATAAAAGAAAACTTGTCTGTTGTCTTGGCAAACAGTTTGGCCATAAACAGCTCCTCTATTCGGACTTATAACTGAAAATCTAAAAACTACATTTCCACCAACAAAGTCCATTCTAATTATTTGGTCTTGTCTAAAAACATAACCAACCTCACCAGAAGTTATGGCTACAACTTGACCACCACTACCAGGTAAATCTTGTGTATCTGATGAACTAACACCAGCTTCCCAAATGCTAATATCGTTTAATCCAGACCATGCAACTCTGTTTTTTGCATTTTCTATATTACCAGTCACTAAAAAATCTCTAATAACACCACTTATTTTAAATTTAGCCGGTACTGTACCTTGACCACTACTTGTTACTAAGCTTTGTAATGTTGCAAAGTTAGTTGAAGTACCCATTAAGTAATACATAGGTGGATTAACACCATTAGATGCAATTACATAGTTACCAAACTGTGTAAATGTAAAAAAATCTGTATCTCCACCACTAACAGTACATGATCCTTTAACACTTGCAAAAGTACCAGATGTTAATTTGTAAATATCTGTTTTAGTTCCAACAAAAGTAAATACTGTGTTCGTATTATCTCTAAATGATCCTGCACCTTTAGCATTTTGTGTTACATTAGATGCACCACTATAAGCAACTAAACCTTTTACAGGCTTGTAGCTTGATTGTGCATGGTACACATTAGTTGCTACTGTTGCACCAGGATTTAAATGATCTGGTTGGTCAGGCAACCATTCTCCAAAAGGTAATTGCATAATTAAGCCGAATTAGTTGTTGATGTATAATTACTTCTAAATGGTGATGCTATTGTATCTTCACCTCTTTGTACTAAAGGTGATCCACTAAATTGATCTTCCCTGTCATTTAATTCTAATCTTTCCATAGCTGTTTGATACATTTGCGACCAAGTTTGTACTTGTTGTGGATTTACTCCACCTAAAAAATTAGCAGCATGAAATAAAGCACCATACAAATAAATTGCTGGGTGGCTTTCTAAAATATAATTTGTTGTAGCACTATCTGATAAAGCACTAAATTTTTTATAATAATTTATGTAGCCGGTATAACTTGAATCTGGTTTAGGCATAAACCTAAAAGTATCACCAAGTATTGTATAGCTTGATGGTAATCCTGTTCTAGATGTACCTTTAACTTGATCCATTTGACTAGGTGTCATGTATCTTAAAGGGTGTTTTGTACTGCCACTTAAAATATAAAAATCTCTTACTTGTAAAAAATCTGTTGGTAAAGCTTCTGTTTCGCTATCTATTGTTATAGTAGTTTGAGCTATCATTTTTCTAATTCTTAATTTTGAATTAAAATCAGCTTCTACTAATTTAATAAAATCATCTGATATTTCAGATGATAAATCTGATCTATTAAGCCAGTTAGCAATTGATGCTTTTAAAGTTGTGTAAGTAGTTAATGCCATTAAAATCTTCCTGGTGCAGTTCTAAAATATCTATAATCAGAACTATTTAATTTTTCTTTTAAAATTTTTGTTTGAACATCTTTAGGTAAAGCAAACCAATTACCATTGTTTTGATCCCCATTATATTCTTTTGCCCAAATTTCTAAAATAATAGTAGGTATGGTAGCCACTCTTTTTAAACCTTTATCAGGTGAGTAACCATCATTTTGAGTATATAATTTTTTATTGTGGTCTAAAATTGGTTTATGATTTACAGTTCTTTCTTGAACAACACCTTTATTTTCGTTGTCATGAAAAGTTTCTGTAATTAAACCATCTTTTTCTACACTAATTTTTCCCATTATCTACCTTGACCTTTGTATCTAGTTTGCTTTCTTTGTCTTTTTTGACTTTTCGATTGCGTCTTACGATGAACTCCTGGTCTTTTTTTTGGTTTTGGTCTTGGTACGAAATGAATAAACTTTTGTTTAGCCACTAAGCACTCATTTCAACAATAGAAATAACCTCACTATTACCACCTAAAGCAGCTACTTTTTCACCTGGAGAAACTTTAAAAATTTCTGGTTGATCTGCTGGTATAAAAATATGATCGGCAGTTGCAGTTGGCGATGCTCCAAAAACTATATGAAAATCTGTTGATGCAGCAACTCTTACATATTCAGTTCCAGCACCAAAAGCAGCTGATGCAAGTGATGCAGCACTTCCTGCCATTGTTATTTTTTGTAAGACTATTGGTCTTAAAGCATAATTAAAACTCATAATTTATTTTCCTTTATTTTTTGTATTTTACTTTTTTGCCTTTTTTCTTGGCATAAGATTTTGCTTTTTTCATTCCAGCTTTACTGTATGAAAACTTTTTTTTCCCTACCATTGGCATAATTTATTTCCTTTTTTAATTTACATTTGAGGGGAAATATCGCTAGACAGGATCCCCTCAAATTTTGTAATTATCTTCTAATAACAAAAGTTACTAAAAGTTTTTTAGTTCCTGTAGATGCACCATCAGTAATCATTTCGATAGTTCCATCTTCTTCAACTTGATTCAAAGCTGTAGGCTCTGCTGTATCAACAGTACCGGCTGCTGATCCTGAGTGTGCAACTGTGATTCCACCACCAGTTACTGCTGTACCACCTATTTCAAAAGAAATACCGGCATTTGCACCAGAGATCGCACCTTGAAGTGCAGTTATAATTTTAATTATTCTTCCACCATCTGGAATTCCAACAAAAGTTGAAGATGCTGTAGAAATATCCTCAATCTCTGCTGTTATAAAATAATCGTTAAGAGTTCTCATGTTTTTTGTCCTTATTTATTTGCTTCGTTCCGTCATTGACTTCAAAGACCAAACAAAATGTTAATTGAATATAGGGGGATTGCTCCCCCTATAATTATATAGATTAAGATGTTGTTAAATCAAAAACACCACCACTTGCTGCTTCGTTTTTAGAAACAAGTGTGTATTCTGCTAACATAGCTTTCTTCGCAGCATCACCAGTTTTTGCAAGATCAACCAATTGGAAGTCTCTTAAAAACGCAACTGCCCACATATCAGGTGATAAAACATAAGCACTTCTGCTTCTGCTAAATCTGTTAGGTACAACAGTCATCGCACCAAAATCAGATTCATAAATATCAACTGCTGCTACCAATCTTTTGTTTTCTGCTGGATCAAATCTAGTTGATCCACCAGTAAAGCCTGATAGTTTTTGTTTGTTGAAAGAGCCAAGCATAATCATAGATGGGTCTCCACCAGAGTCCCAAACTTTTTTGATTACATCTTTTAATTGTGCTTCTGTGAAAGCTCTTTGAGTTCCATCAGTTCTAGCATTAGTACCTGATGTACTTGGGTCAGCTCCACTACCACCACCTTTAGATGTGTTAGTTTTGATCCATGATTCAATACCAGCTAATCTTCTAGCTGTAGAATCATCACCAGTTACTGGTGCTTGGTTTGCAGTTAATGAAGTTTCCATATCTCTTTTTAACTCTTTAGAGTTTTTAGAGATTTGGTAAGCTAATTCATTATTTCTACCAGCTGTAGATACTGCGTCTAGAGTACCAGAAACGATTACAGATTTTCTAGAAATCTGAGTTCTGTTTCCAATTCTAGTTGTAGTACCAGGTGCAGAAAAAGATATTTCATCACCTTCAATTTGGTAGTTATCACTAGCTGCTGCTGCTAAACTGTCAGTTTGCCATTCATGATAAACTGCTGTCGCTTTTTCTTTTCCTATTCCTGACATAAATGGTGTGTCTGTTGGAGAGATATTATAGATTATATCTGATAAATCTTCTCTTTCACCCACAGCATCGTATGTAGAATAAGTTCCACTTACTTGTGACATAGTTATTTTCCTTATGTTGAGTTGTTATTGTTTGTTAATCATATCTAAAAATATGCTGGTAGCATCTTTAACACTTCCAGATTTTTTTAGACGACTCAACTTTTCTTTTCTAGCTTTGTAATTGACATCAGCTTTGCTTTGTTTAACCCCACTTGAAAAAACTTTGCCAGGTTTAGAAATCTTTTTAGCAATATTTGGTTTTGCCTTTTGTAGACTTCTATATTTCATAGCATCATTTACCAACATAACTATTCTATGATCGTACACTTGTGCAATTTCTTGGTCATTAAAACCATAATTGTTAAGTGTGCTTTTCATATTAGTTTTTAAACTTGATGCTTTTTGAGGATCAGAAAATTCAGGCATTTTTGCTACCAATTTTCTTTGTTGATCTTGTAAAAAACTATCAAATTGTTTTTGCTGTTCCGATTGCGTTTTGGCCATAGCCGAATTAAGCTTTTCTTGCTTTCGTCTTAGTCTATGTTCAATCCTTGCAGCTTCTGTTGGATCTTCTTCGTACAACTTTTCCAAATCAGCAGAATTAATCTCTGTTTGTAATTGTTGTTGGGCAACTGACATTAACCGATTCACTTCACTAAGCTTTGTAGAATAGTCTTGTCTTTGCTTTTCCGACTCCGATTGAAAATTTTTCCTTTGATTAGAAAGTTCTTCAGTCTTTTGTCGATAATCAGCATCTCTTGAGTAACCATTTCTCAACTCATCAAGGGTAACATCGAATTCTTGTCCATTTACTTTAACTTTGTAAGATGGGGACTCTTGTTTCTCTTGAGTATCAATTTGTTCTTCGTCTTGAGATACATCTTCGGAAGCTTCTTCGTTAGATTCTTCTTCCACTATTTCCTGTTCTTGAGGTTGATCTTCATTTGAAGATTCCTCTTGTGTAAGTTCAGGAGAATTCTGTTCTTCTTGTTCTTTTGGTGGCTCTTGTTGTCCAATTACCTCTTCTTCTTTTGGGTTTAATGGATTTAATAAGCCTGTTATTGCTTTTGTTGCTTTAGTAATGTCAGTTTCAGCTCCCTTTAGAGGGTTTGCATAATTGTCTGCCATAATTTGCTCCTTTTAGTTAAGTTCCTGTTGTGTAGGTTGACTTATCCTAACTTTTTTTGTTAGAATTTTTGTTGTTTGATACTTTTTCTAAAATCCTCTAATTGTTTAGAGGCTAATTTGCCGGTATCTAAAATTTCTAGTAAATTTTGTTCTACTTTGCCGACTACATTGTAAGCTAACCACAATTTCTCTCTAGCTTCTGTTTCTTTAGCACCAGTATTAAATAAACTTTCGGCATAAAGCTTTTTTAACTTATCAAAACTCTCTTTTAACAAAGGATTTTCAAAAAGTTGTTTAGCTTTGTTCGATTGGCTCACTTCCTGTTGGAGTTTGTCCTGTTGGCTCTTGTTCATATAAAGCTTTTACCTGATCTTGTACCATTTGTGATTGCCTACTAGCTTCTCTAAAATCTTTTGTCGATTCTGCGACTAACATTTTATTTAAATCAGCATCAGCTTTTATTTGTTGTGAATCTATTTGAGTATTATATTTCAACTCAAGTTCTTTCATTTTAATTTCGTTTTCTAAAAGAATTTCTGCATTGTCAGATTTAATTTTTTTCAATTCAAGTTCTAACTCAGCAACTTTTCGTTTTTCTTCACTTGCTATTCTAGTAAATTCTATTTTTTCAATTGGCGATGGCTCTGGTGGAGGTGGAGGTGTAACCATACCTTTACCCATGTCAGGATTTACAAAGTAATTCTCAACATTTTTTAAACCAGCATTTTCAATAATTTTAGCCAAACTATTGTAAATGTTTTTTAAGCTAACCATAGGGTATTCCCTATTACCCTGTAATTGAAAGGCTTGTAACTGTCTTTCTAGAATATTGTTAAGCATCATAATCTGTTGTTCTTTAGAGCCACTACCTAGACCGACTGCAATAGAAATATTATATCTATTTCGCCACTCAGTAGGTTTGACTGGTATGAACTGATTATTAAGTTCTACAATTCTTTCTTTGTCTTGATACTTACAAGTAAGTTCAAAAATTCTTTTAAATAAATCTTTAATTCCTGTTTCAGCAAACACTCTAGCAATCAACTCCATACGCATTTGCGATTGAGTCATTATTGCATTAACACCAGTTGCAGTTTTGTTTAAACTATCTGCATCTAAGCCTTGATTATATCTTGTAACCCCAGTTCTAGTTTCCCTAACAGTATCTAAGTATTCTAATAATGGAAATGCTTGTTGCGATATAGTTTGTGATTGCATCGGCAACATAACTTGGCTTGGTGGTTGTTTAGTTCTAACTACCCCACCAGGTCTTGATGTTAATAGGTCATCCAAGTTGACCATGCCATCCATTATGGCTACTCTGTTGTTGTTAGTTAAATACATATTGTCTAGCAACTGACGCATTACAGTTGATTTAACTAATTGCACATCTTCAACTAACTCTGAAACTGATCTGCCATAAAATCTGTGTGGCATTGGTATTGGTGTTAAACTACAAAAAGGAATAGCATCGCAGCTTTCGTTGGCCAATATTGTATAGCCACCGGCACCGGCAACACAAACTTTTCTAAGTTCAGCAATCCCATCACCATCCATATCTACTTTCATGTAGCACTCATAAATTTCTATTTCTTGAGTAGCTTCATCAGGTGAATTGTTAAATGGGTTTTCGTCTATATCGCTATACCTAGTTAATCTTTCATCATTTAAAATAATATTATTTGATGTAGGTAAATTTTCAACAACATCTCTATCAAAACCCATCTTAATAAGATCGGATCTAGTTTTTAAAACTCTATGTGCAACAAAATCTGCATCCTCAATTGATTTTGCAGTTCGTTGTATTAAAAATTCTTCTGGTGGAACATTTTCTATTTTAACTCTACCACCTTTTGATGTTCTTTTAATAATGCAGTTGTGCAACATTGGAGTTGGCTCTTCTTCTACCAACTGGCCTTGCTTAGTTGCTTCAACTAATAATAAATCCATAGCTGCTTTCATCTTTTCATCAACAAAAGATTCCTCTTCAACTATTTCAACATTTTCATCATCAAGTAATAACTGGTATTCTTGATCGTTTAAATTTTTATAAGTTTCTTGTTCTATATCAATAGACTCATCCCAATAAACTTTTACAATTCCATTTTTTTCAATTAAAGCATCTTTAAACCAAGTATATAAAACACTAAAACCATTATTATCTTTATTGAAGATATAATTAATATAATTAGTAGCTTGTTCGGCTAAAGGTACATCCTCTGATTTTACAGGCTCACATTTAACCACTTGGTCACTAGCTGTAAAAATTCTAAGTAAATTAGGTAAAATAGTTTCAATAGTGTCAGCTACATCGGTTGATACAACTTGCGATCTGCCATCTATTTCAGTTCCTAATTTTTCACCTAAATAATATTCAACTGATTTTTTTCTTTGAGAAGTTAAATTACCCCCCATAAAACCAATTGCATTATTTATCTCAGAGTTAATAATACTTCTTAATTCTATATCTGTTACTTTATCTGCCATATTAAACTATATAATTTGTGTTGATTGGAACTTGTTTTTTCCAATTTGAAATTTCAGCACCTTGTCCAATTATGCCAGTCCTAAAAGCATCAGCACAATGGGATGCAAAATTGTGCATCGGTTTATTTTTAAAGCATTGGTTTTTATCATCCCATCTTTTTTGATAAGCTTTTAAATACTCAATTCCTGTTTTGCATTTTTCTTTATCAAACCAGCAATTAGTTAATGCTTTTCGTACTGCCTCAATTCCATCTTCAATAGATAGTTTTGGAGCTACTTCAAAATTAATACCAAGCTCTAACGCAGTTTCTAATCTTGATTTACCCATATTACCAAGTTCTCTAACTTTAATATCATGGGGTGCTATGTGTTTAGAATACTCATAACCTTTTTGATCTAAAACTTCTGCATAATGGTCTAAGCCATAACCACTATTTTCATAATGGTCTATTAATCTTATTTCACCTTTATACCTTTGGGCAAACCATATTGCAGTTGAATCGTTAAGACCTAAATCCCACCAAGTCTCTACATCCAGGTTATCATCGTAAGGTACATCAGCAATCTTACCTTCTTTTGCCAGACCCTCTATAATAGATCCGAAATAACTGCCGGTTATGGCAGCTTGAAAACTGCACTCAAATTCTTGATCATACAAATCTTTAGACATGATAGCTTTTGCAGCTTCAAGTTCATCATTGTCTAAAATTTTAGTATCACTAGCTTTAAATACACAAGCATACCAATCTTTAGTTTCTAGTGCTTGGTTATATAATTCAAAAAAATAATTACGACCTTTTGGTGTTCCAATGAATACGCACCAACCTTTTCTATCTGCCAGAGCTGGTCTTATTACCTCTGGAAATATAGTTGGCTTTATGGCTTGTGTTTCATCAAAAACGCAACCATCTAAAAATATACCTCTAAGTGCTTGATCATTCTCAGCACCTAATATTGTAATCCTTGCACCATTAGGTAAATCGCACCTAAGCTCAGATTCGTTGAATTTCGTACCAGGAATTTTACCGGCATAGGTTTTTATGTAATCCCAAGCCGTCGCCTTTCCTTGTTTGAATGTGGGCGAAAGAAACGCATATCTGGGGTTAGGCAAGGGATTAGTCAAAGCTGCTTTTAGCATATGATTAATCGTCATGACTGTTTTTCCAGCTCTTCGGTGTAAAACCAAAACACTAAATCGATGCTTATCGATTTTCTTGTGCAAAAAATTCTGTAATTCTCTTGGTTTGTATGGAATGACTATGTTTGCCATTTTAAAACAAAACCCCCCTTAGTGTACTGTTACACCTCTGGGTACATTTAATAATTGTTCAATGCCTAAATCATTCATGATGTGATGGCTAAAATATTTGCACTCAGTTAAATCGTTAAAACCTCCAAAGTGTACTACAACACTATTAGTAGATTCCATTATGTAGATAACTGCTGAATATCCTTGTTTACCATCTTCGTAATCGAACATATTAAAAACCCTTGTTTATTTGTGTGTACCACCCCTAATTTTATTTTTAGTTCCCAATATAGCCTGATGGGTGGCTTCGATTCAAAACCCCCCAAATCCTGTGTTTTAATCTGAAAACTGACTAATAATCACTTGCTTTGGTTTATTTACCTTGAAAATTAATAATTTTATGTTGCCGGTATAAAATTGGTATAAATTTATTAATTTTTTGTTTGTACTTTAGAATAATTCTAAAACATTTAGTGAACATTTGTCCTATAAATACTTCTGTGCTAGTTTTATCTGATGCTCTGAACATTTTAAACAAAACATAGCAATTACAATACTTTTACCAATAACTTACTTATCCCACTTAACAACTAATGGAGTATTTTTATCGAAATTTAATGTAGTTGCATCCTTTTTAGCATAGTATTTGGGTTGAATTCGTTCACTTTTCCATTTACTTAAATCTACAAATGACTTAATAAGATGTGTTTGACCTAAGTCAGTCTTTTCTTTTGTTTTACTATTAGCAATACTTTCGTTTAATAAGTCAGTAGCTGCACTAAGTACAAATTCCATGCTATCCATTTTAGCCTCTTCATAGGCTAGTCGTAAATTATTATCCTTTTTCATCCAGGATCTAAAGGTTTCCCAACATGGTCTATCTGGATCCTTATTTTGTGGTGAAAGTACAGCTCTAAGTGATTTACCTTGTGCTAATTCTTCTAGCATTTCTTTAATCACTTTATCATTTTTCTTAGTCTTATTAGCCATTTTATTTACTTATTTGTGGTTGTAATATTGTTAGCGATAGTGTTAATATTGTTATCAACCGATTCTAACGAATCAAAAGGAGAGAAATATGTTTAATAAATCTAAAACTTTAACAACTCCAATTGTTATGTTTAAGTTTCCTATTGTTAAATACTACAGGAATAAAGATAAGTTCCAATCAGCATTAAAGAATAGGAAGATGTTAAAAAAGCTTAAAATAAAAGACTTTAAGCCAATTGAACAGTAATTGTTCATAAGGGGGTAGCAATTTTGAGAGAGAGAAAGAAAGAAAGGTTTGCTACCCCATCATATGATTCAAACTAAAAAAAAGGTTTTAAAAAAAAACACTTAAATTAAGTATAAAGTTTTTCTTTAACTTATTTGATAACTTGTCAAATCTTTTACAAATATTTTTTTAAATTCTTGTTTGCTACCTCACAAGCTTCTACCAAAGCTCTAAAATACATATATCTTATTTTTTCATGTGACCAATCTAAGTAGAATCTTTTAAGTTGTCTGTAGGATCTGTAGGGAAAGTGTCTAAGGTAAATTAGTTCTCTTTTATCAGCTTTAACATCCAACATAAGCATAGTTACAAAATCATATATGGATAATTGTCTGGAAGTCGGAATTATTCTTGGTCTAGCAGTAGATGGTGCCGAATCTTTATAAGTATCTTTATCTGGTGATACATCTAACAGTTCAAAGTTAGTAGTACATCTTGGTTTTTTAAGTCCAGGTAATTTATTATCCACAAATGCTGCTATGGATAAAAATCTATCTAATTGGTCGGTAGTCAGTCTAACTGTTATCATTTTGTTTATACAATTGGTCTAAATATTGGTTAAATCTATCCTTTGATAAGGATTTCTGTAATTGTTTGGTTTTTTTGTTTTGGTCATGTGCTTTTCTATTCTTAATTCTACTATCCTTTGCTTTTTTGTAATAAAAGTTAGTATTTTTAACCATATTACCTATTATTTTTTTAATCTTATCTTTTTGCTCCATATATATTATTTTCTATTAAGTATTTTCTATTTAAGACCTACAAAAATTAACCCCCATGACCTACAAAAATTAACTACCGAACTTTTGGATTTATGGTGATAACTGTACCCCTGTTAATTTCTTGTGATAACTTTTTGTTGTGTATTTTTTGTTTAATGCTTTCGCTAATTCTTCGTCTTTTACCATTATTCATGCGAATAATTTCTTGCATCTTATTCCTATCAAATGTGTAGTTGTTAGCTTTGTTTCGTTTAGGTTGGTGTCTAGCAACTAGGCCAAACAATGTTAAATTGTCTAAATACTTTCTAAGTGTGGCCTCAGATTTAATGCCAGTTCTACGCATTAAATATTTATTAGATACATTTACACCATTTTTGCAGTTATGGAATCTTCTTATTAAAATATACAATAGCTTTTCATGGCTATTCAAATTTAGGTTGTCTAACAAATCAATATCTACCTTTTCAAAAGTCCAACTCAAAGTCTTAACTCCTTGTTTTCGGCAGTCGGTTTAAATTTGTCTGTTTGATTACCCCAAATATCCCAACCTGGTGTAACAGTTCTGCTAAACATTTCTAATCTTGGTAAATCCCCACAAAGCTGTACGATTTTTTCCCTAATGCAATCAGGCTTTCTGCTATGCTCTCTTATTGGCTCATAAATTACCTGGTGTATGCCTTTATCTAATCTTTTGGGTTTGCCTTTAGTACCTAATAAACAAATTTCTGCGTTACTCCTTGTCCAACCACCCATTCCCCAAAAACTATCAAATGAGTCTACTGGAAAAAATGATGATTGCTTAACATCAGTTCTTTTATTAGTTTTAATCCATACAAAAGCACAAGTTTTTAGTTCAAAACCCCAAGACTTAATTACATCTAAACCCTCTTGCAGTAATGGGAAAGTTGCCCACATAAATAAAATGCTATCATCTGCTGTAATATCTTTTACTGGTATTGAACAAATATCCTCAATTGGCATTACAGGATAGTGCTGCACCTTAGCTCTTTGTGGTAACTTACCATTGTACGACCAAGCTGGATCGGCATAAATAATATTGTATTTTTTATTAGGCAACTCAATCATCCTCACCACCTTTACCTAATTCTTCTAATGGTATTTGTAATATTTCAGATGAGTAATGGTCTGGGCAATAATGCTTATTGTTTTCTGTAAGCACAGCCGGTGTGTCACAATCTTTCATGCAACACTTCTTTGCCGGATCACCATACATATCTAACTTTTCCAATCTTCCTCAACTTCATGTGTCATCTCATGATCGTATTTAAGTTGATTAAATAATTTTTTTATTGTGTTCCAATTTTCAACTGTGGGGTAAGCAAAGCATTTATCTTTTCTAAACCAATGTTCTATTGTAGTTTTTTTAATATCGGTTTTATCTGTGAGTTCCTTAATATTAATTTGCGATTTTAAATAATTTATAAAATCAATTTTGTTTGGTAAATTTGGTCTAATTTTAAATGGCTTGTCATATTCTTTTATTAAATGTGGATTATCTTTTAAAAATTTAATTGCAACATCTGTAGATAAAGTAATTTGCACCCTACTGTCTGAATTTCTATTTATTTTGCCATTTAATATTTTAGCTGCATAAACAAAACTATCGTTACCAGTGTCCATTGCAGTTGGAGTTCTATACATTTTCTTCTTCTGCCTTGATAATGGCTTTGCCGATTTCTGTTGCGATTTGTGGTACGATTGCGTTTCCAAGTGATTTGACTCTATTTGTTCTATCCTTGTCCAATTCATAGGAAATCCCATTAGGAACTCCACAAATAAGCTGTTGAGTTTCCCACCAGGTTTGTTGTTTTTTAAAGCTTGAATTGACATTTTCTGTTGTGTTATTTCCCTTTTGCAGGTTATCGGATTGTAAGCTATGTCCTTTGCATCCGATGTTGTTGGAGTTGGATATTTCTGTTTTGCCAAAAACATCATTGTGTCTGAGAGACTTGCTCCATAAGTGTTGTTCGGTTTGTTTTTTTTCCTTAAAATAAACCCTTTTCCTGTTTTGCTTCTCTCCACTCTGTTCGATTGTTCTCCACCCTCTAAGCAACTTGCTGTTGGTGTTGGCAGCAACGATCCAAACTCTGTTTCTTTTGTGCCATGCTCCTTGCGAACTAGCTGGAATAATAAAAGTTTGGACTTCGTAACCGATGGTTTCCAAATCATTGTGTATTCCTTGCAAGACTTTTCCCTCTGACATATTAACAATTCCTTGCACATTCTCTCCAACAACCCACCTTGCTTGAGTCTCTTTAATGACTCTAAGCATTTCTGGAAATAGGTATCGGTCATCTTCTGTTCCTTTTCTTTTTCCTGCTGTGCTAAATGGTTGGCATGGGAATCCCCCAGTAATGACATCTGCTTTAATTTTTGTTCCATCTATATCCCTTATGTCCTCAAATATTGTTGTGCCTTGCCAATGTTTTTGTAAAACTTTTTGACAGAATTTATCTTTTTCACAAAATGCAGTTGTTTTAAATTTACCAGTAGACTCCAAGCCAACACTAAAACCACCAATGCCACTAAATAAATCAAGTACACTTAATTCCATGCTCCATCTTTCAAAAATTTAATTGGTGTAAGTTTATCTAAACTTAGTGAATGAACTTTTGGTCTGTCAGTAATACCAAAGTCTGTTAAATATTTTTCTGTACCTAAAACATAACTGCTATTAACAAAGCCATGAATTTCGTAAGTCGGACTTTTATCAATAACTAATACATAGATTTCCCCAGCTTTACTGCCTTTAGGTCTTATTATTAAACTATTATGTTTTTTAGGTAGTTGGGATCTAACTTGTAAATGAACATCATGCCAAATAATATCTGGATTAGCACCATGATTTACATGAAAGTTAAAAGAAGTATCTAAGTAACGACAAACTGCAAGTTCTGCACAAGCACCACTTATTGATTTTGCTATTTGGTCATTAACACTACCTTTATAGTTATGACCCCAATCTTGTTTTAATCTTAATGACTCAAAAACCCTAAGCAACCCAGTTTGTGAAGCTGCCATAATATCGTATAAATCTAATTTAACTTCTATCATAAAATTTTTTTGTTTTTAAAAAATGATCTCCAACCCCATGATCTTAAAATTGAAACAACAGTAAATATTAATGCTATGTGCAAACTTTCAATTATGTTTGGATGTAAGTTAAAAAAATATGGAAAAATTGTTAGCTGAATAATAATTGCTAAAATTAATCCACTTGTAACATCAATAAAACTTTCTAATAAACTGTTCATAATAAATAGTTTCCTTGTTGGTCTAGGCAATAGTGAGCTGCTATGCCTTTTTTATTGTAAATATAAAAACCCCAAATCTCACCATTACCATCTTCAAATTTAGGATTGTCATACCAAGTAGCTTTGCTTTCAAATGCTTCATCACAATTTGTAAAATTTTTGATATTTATTTTTTCGTAAAGCAAACCTTGTGATGTCATTAAAACTAAAATTAAATAAGCTTTCATTTAGCAACACACCTTTTTATAAATTTTGATAATTCTGGATTTTGTAAAAAAATTTTAGAAAACTCTGAGCCTATAAAAGTAGCAACACCCTCCTCACCAAGATTCTTTAACCGAATCGATGACTTGTGAGCTATCATGTGTGCTATTTCATGTAGTAAAGTATCTAATAATGTAATTTTTTTTAAATCTTCTGATAAAGCTATGATTGATTTGTCAGTATCATAGTAACCATAAATGTTTTCTTTTTTAGCGTCTTTCCTAGCTAATTTAACAATTTTTACCTTAAAATTACGATATTTAATCTCTTTCAGAATCATAAAACCCCTATGTTATAAATTATCAAAAATAATGTTGCAATTAGTATTTGTTATAAGTAAAGTATAACACAATGGTAATAGACAAATGACAAAGGAGAGTGTATGTTTGAGATAGATAAATCTAATATGGATAGCATTTTTCAAAAAGATAAATTAGAGGAGCAATTAACCTTACATAAGGTTTCAAGGGATCAAATATTAAGAGAAACTTTAGGTAAAAAAGTTAAAGATTTTAATAACTGGAAAGTTAAATGGTCTAGGCTAATTAATAAAAAACAAGAAGATCCACATAATTTTGGTTTATTAGAACTATCCGAATTATTGGCCGAATATTTTAATAAAAAAAGATATAATGGCCTACCTCATTTATCATCTACTCATTTTATTACTAGAAGTTGTACTATAAATTGTTGTGGGAATTTTATGCAAAATGGCCAAGTAAGAGAATATAAGGCTAAAGAAAAAATGAGATTAAAAGTAACTGATTTTTGGGTTAATCATGTTGCTATTATGATTAGGCAAGGATTTTTACAAGGAGCAGTACGATTTATTAAACCTCTTAGTAAAGTAAGATCAAGTTCCGATTACACTTTATCGGTTGTTAGGCAAAAGAAAACTAAGATTATTTACTGGGGTTGGTTAATGCCTCAAGCAAATGGCAAATATACTGTTGAAGAAAGATCGTTAATATCTGACAAAAAATTAGGGGATATAGTTACCAATATAGAAATTGATGGCTCTGCAAAAATTGAGGGAATAGTTTATCCACAAGAGAATCATTGGATTAAGCCTAAAAAATAATATTAGCGATAAGTTATAATACTATTGCAATACCTTATAATATAGTTATAAAACTCTTATATGACGAATCAACCTAAGATTTTAGGAGATTGCTATAAGAAATTTGGCTTGGCACATACCAGTAAGAGTCAAAACACAATACCTGACGATATCAGATTAAGAAATTACATTTTAATAACAAAAAAACAAAAAGCTAACCTACCTACTAATTGTTCATTTACTGGTGGAACTATAAGCCATGAAGTTATTCAATCTGTTAAATGTAGCAACAAATCGTTTGGCGATGCTTTTAAATTAGTTAAAGATAAAATAACTAATTATGAGCCGGTAGATGAAAAAGATAAAATTAAATTTAATTACATTATTGAGAATCTAGAGCCTTTAGTTCAAAACCACTTAGATAATATTAAAGAAATACCTAACCAAGAATGGAAAGCAGAACTTGAATATACACATTGGGACTCAGAAAAAATAAAAACATATTTTTTAGCTTATGTTGACCTAGTTGGTGAAACACATTTTGGCGATATTAAAAATGTATTTGGCACATTAACCAAAACTAAAAAAGGTTACAGTTATTCAAAAAGGAAATGCCCACAAGTTCCATTTCATAGCGACTGCCTACAAATTGCACTATACCAAAAACTGCTGCCAAAACATAAACCATTTCTAACTTATGCTAGTGATAGCGATAGAGTTATTTTTACACCTGAGAACTGTGTAGAGCTTAGACCTGAAAACCTACAATATTATTATGATGAACTTATTCTTTATCAAAGATGTTGGGAAAAGAAATTAGAACTAGCTGATGGCGATATTAAAACTTTAGCACTTTTGGTCAAACCTGACTTTAGTGAAATACGAAAAAATGGCTTCTGGTGGAAAGGGATAGATCCAGAAATAATAAAAAGCTTTAGGGATTTGTATGAACTTTAAACAATTGGTTAAGCATTATGAAACTTTGGAAAAGAAAGATTTGATTCAAAAAATTGTAGATAAAAATTCATTAATTTTAAAACAAGAAGATGAGATTGAAAGATTAAATAAAGAAGTAAATCAAATTAAAGAACTTGAACAAGATCACAAACAAATAAATGGCAACTTACACACAGAACTAAACAAATTGAGAGAGGCTAAACAATGAAAACAAAATCTTTAATTGATGCAATAGATCAATTTAGAAAAAATATTGAAGATAACGATTATGTTAAACTAGGTGCTAAAGGTAAATACCTTACTGTACCTTACAGATTAAAATTTGTTAGGGAGTATTTTGGGGAAAGAATTAGAATTATTACTGATAGCTTTGACCTGGATAATGGCTCTCATAAATTTAAAACAGAAATTTATTTAGATGACAAGATAGTTGCTACTGGTTTGTCTAAGCAGATGTTTAACAAGGACAAAGAGTTTGAAAAGCAATCGACTGTTAGTTGTGGAAGAGCATTAAGTTTTTTAGGATTCTTTGGCGATGAGTTAGCGACTGCTGAGGAAATGGAACAATTTCTTAAACCACCAGCTAATGTAGCTAAAGTTGAAACTAAAAGTGCAACACCAACAGAAAAACCAATTACAAAAAATGTTAAGCAAATGGCAGATGATTGGATTAAGCAAATGACTGATGTTGCTAAACACTCAAAATCACAAAACAATTTTGAAAAAAATTTAACTCCATTTAGAGAAGATTATAAATCAGATTTAATATTTATATCTGGTGATTTAATTCAATCGGAAAGAGTTGATAACACATACAACAAACTAAAATCACAAATACAAAATAATCAAATAAATAGGAGTGCTAATAATGGCAGATAATAATTACGATAATTCTGGTGCTATGTGGAAAAGACAAAGTAGAGATACAGATGTTGCTGGAAAAAAATATCCTCAGTATGAGGGTAACATTACAGTTGGTGGAACTAAAAAGAAAGTTGCAGCATGGCTTAATGTTGAAAAAACAAAAGATACCCAACCAGATATATCCTTAAAAATTAGCGATATGGTCAGCAAGGAAAGTACACCCTTTTAATGAAAGACCAAATTAATCCAGACCACTATAAAAAAAGTATTGAAACTTTTGACGCAATCTCATCTCAACTTTCACCAATGGAAATCATTGGTGGGTTGAGGTGGCAAATTTTAAAATACACAATGAGGTTTGGTGCTAAAGAAAATGGCTCTATTGGAGCTTGTATAACCGATATTAGCAAAGCCGAATGGTACACAAATAAATTAATCCAATATTTAAACGACCTTAAAAAAGAGGGATTGTTTATTGCTGAGCCTGACAATGTTGCTGAATTATTCAAGGATAAGAAATGAAAAATGGAAATGGGCATATATATTTAAGCCAAATAAAATTAGATGTTTTAAAATATATAAAATATTTTATTCAGCAGTACGATTATTCACCAACCTATAAAGAGATTGGTCAAAAGTTTAAATTCTCAAGAGCTAGAGCCGGTGCAATCATAGCAGAATTATTTAAGTTAAATTTAATAAGTAAAGGTGAACAAGCACACCGAAATATAGAATTAAGCGATAATCAAATTAGTAAAATTTCCATGCTTAAAGTTAATAAAAGTTATTCAACAATGGAGTTTAGAAAATGACAAAAGTTTTAAAAGAAAGTTTTTATGAAGCAAGTTTTAAAGTTAATGAAGAATTTGATAATGCAGAAATAGCTGCACAATCAGATAAGCCAAGTGAAATGGCTAAATTAGATGTTTTGGATATTAAGTTTTCAAAATCCAAAATAACATTAAAACCAAAGGAGCAATATGGATCCAAAGAAAATATTGGAACTCAAGCTACAGCAAGAAAGGACAGCTCAAAAGATGCACAAGCACAAAAGTAATTTTGAGAAATGTAAAAATAAGATTGCTGTAATCAGTTCTAAAATTTTTGAAGAGGAGTCAAAGAGAGAGTTTAGAATACACTCTTAATTGATTTTTCACACTAATACTAGAAGTTGAAATAAACTTGATAGGGATCATATGCTTAAAAAAAAGGAGAGAAAGTAATGCAAAAAAGACCATACAAAGCTTATAAAAAATCCGATGAGGAAACTTTATTAAATAAAGCCATTGGTAAAAAAATTAAAGAAGCAAGACAAAATAGAGTTATTTTTATTAATGTGCCTGAAGTTAAAAATGTTACAACTGCACATACAATTAAAAGGCAAAAAATTTGTACCCAAACAGAATTATCTAAAGCAGTCGGAGTAACATTTCAACAAATCCAAAAATACGAAAGAGGTCAAAATGGAGTTAGTTCAACAAAACTATTAAAGATAAGTAGATTTTTTAACAAGCCACTTGATTACTTTACAAGTGCTGCAAACGATTTATTAGGTCAAGGTAATCTACCTGGTAGAAGCTCAGATGTAATTTTAGCTCCCTCTAATGTTGCTGAGTTAAATTAAAATGATTATCAATAAATGTGAAACACTTATAAGAGATTTGTAACCTCTTATATTTTATTTGTTGTGTATAGGGGGAGGAGCAATCCTCCCCTTTTTTTTATGTATTTTGTAATTTGGAAACCTAAAGATAAATTTACTAGCTTTACCAATACTATATTTTCTTTAGAAAAAGATGCTAGGGAGTTTGCTAGGAAAAGTATTAAACGAAAAATAGAATGGGATGTAGTTCTCTATAATTCAGAGAACTACGATAAGTATTGGTATAAGTAATTTAAGTATTTATGCCAAGTTTTTTGCATATTCTTTTAATAATTTTTTTTTGAGAATTTATTTTTTTTGACACTTCTTTACTGCATCTTGGCTCTCCACATTCATCACCTAACCATTCATAATCTAATTCATCTTCAAAATTACTTTGTCTACAAGCATTACCCTCTTTAAAAAGACTTTTTAACATATCAAATTGTTTTTCTGTTAATTTAATTATTTTCATATTTACCTCTAGTTAAGTTTATACATATATATACCCCACCACCTCTTTTCTTATTTCCAATTAAAGTGTTGATTTTGATAATCTATATGTTGGTCTGCATCAGCATTATTTTTATAAAGCTTAATGTAGTTCTCATTAACAAAGTTAATATCCTTATCACCTAGATCCCTTGCTAATAACAAAGCATTCTCTTTATGCTTTTTAGTATATGCCCAATAGGTAGCCATATAGTGCCTAAAGAAGTACGACTTTCTTGGTATGGGTAGTTGCACCTTATTCTTGGCTAACGCACCCTCTAAACCCCTTATAATTTGTTCTACGCATATAAATTTACCTTTGCTATTAAGAAACAAATAATCTTGGTGGTCTGGCAAGGTATTAACATGGTCGTTAATTAAGTCTTTTAACTTAGTAGATATAACTAAAGTTCTAACCCCATTGTCAGTTTTAGTTACACCAATGTTCTTACCTTTTTTAACTGCCTTATCTATACTAATGCTTGGAATATTAGCCTTAAATAATAAACTCTTTTTATTTAATGCTCTGACCTCACTAGGTCTACAAGCAGTTTCCAACATGATTTTACACATCAGTTTTATTATAGGTCTATTAATATCTTCAATAATACCCATAACCCTATCCATAGGCCAAACATCAAAATCTATAGTCTTTTTGACCTTTTTAGGCACTATAACTGTTTTTAGAAAATCCTTGTCTTTGCATACATTTTTATTCAATTTATCAATATCTACTTGATGTTGTAGCAAAAGACTTAGGGTATTGAACACTTTTCTAACAGTATTAGCACTAATTTGTTTAGTTTGTATTTTGCCTTTTAGGTGTTCCACAAAGTCATTAACCTTATGTTTATCAATTAACCTTATATCTACATTGGTAAAATAAGGAATTATGTGGTTAATAAAAAAGCTAATATAATCATCCTTTGTACTCTTATCTAATTTACCTACACTAATTTTATAATCTTGGTGTTGGCAAAAATCTATATTAGCTTCTCTTAAAAATATTTGTGAGGAAGATGTTTTTTCTAAACCTATTTCTTTTACTTTCTCTTTAGCCAAAACCTCTGCTGCACTCTTGGTCTTAGCAGAAATAAATTTAACTTGGCCATCTAAACCAAAGTACCTCCATCGCCAAATTTTTTTACCATTTTTAACTGTGTCTTTAATTGCTAGTTCCATTAACCTAACTCCATTTCTAACTCTAAATCTGAGTCTGATT